GTTCTGTTTAGAAGTAGAAGCTCAGCGCAAAGATCAAGTAAACCTCTTAGGCTTGAGTCAGCCTCCTCGGAGTAGCGTGGGTGAGCTCTCCAGATACGTCCAACAAACGCCTGGTTTGGAAGTTTAATCGCGTTGCTATGTCCACCACGACCTGCGGACGTTACGTCGCGACGTGGAATGATCATGTATGCATTCTTTGAGTCAACCTGTAGTTCGTCTGTTGAGCGAATATCCCATGACTCTGGAGTTCCTGTTCCTGCCTTTGCAGGGAACTGAACTAGGTAACACTCTCCTGAAACTGAGAGATTTAACGCTGCATCGCGTAATAAACCAGCCTGTCCTCCGTATGCGGAGTCAAGTCTTGCAAGTGCACGCTCGGCTGCGGCAGCAAGACGAGGATCAATAAAGTTACTTGAGCGAACTGAAACTGGAGTCTCCGCTGGGTTATCAACTGCCGCGGCGTAGAGACGAATTCTTGAGACGACGGACGCAACTAGGTTAAACGCATACTTAACCTCACCGATCGCGTCGTAGTACTCCCAAGCCTCACCCTGCCAGTCGCTTGAGGCTCCCGCACGGCGTTGCTTAAAGTGTTCAACCTCACCCTTGTCGTTAAGAGGAATGCGAGCGGCAGCCGCCGTCATTGCTCGTGGCGTAGAGTATGGAAGTGATTGTGCAAAGTTTGATTCGCTTGTGATTAGTGTAACTTGAGTAGGAACAGGCTTGGCGTTGTTAACCGGGCGTGACGTTAGACGTCCTCGGCGCGGTTTGTCTTTTCTAAATACTGCCACGTGTTACTCCTCGTCGTTGACTAACGGAACGTTGGATCATTACTGGTCCAGGCGCGCGGTTATAAGGCTTGATACTGCCGACAGGGCAAATATACACCCTACCAGCAAAGTGATACTTGGATTTATTGCATAAAAGATCACTGTCGGAAGCGCAACCCACATTGAGACGCACCACTCGCAGGTGAAGAAAAATCCTATGTAACTTTTCTCCGGAGGGAACCGATCCCAGATCTTGTCTCTTAGTGAGGCAAAGATCTCGTCGGAAACGATCGCCCTAGTTAGTCGAAATATTGCCAGGGCAAGTATGATAAACGTGATTCCTGACATGTGTGTTATATGGTATAGGTTCATGATGTTGGGTCCTTAATCGAGTCCATGGTTCGGTAGGGGCTCCAGCTCCGTAGACGGCTTCCACAGTTGCAGCCTTTTTGATACTTAAACGCGATGATCTTTCCAGACATAGTTATAAGCTGGGAGTCATCAGTCTTGTTTCCAGACCAGTTTAGGTCCGCAAGTCTTTCTGAGAAAATTAGTCGAGGTCCGGCGTGGTGATCGGCGGCAACCATGACGATGTCACCTTTTTCATCTGACATAAGTACGACACGAACTCGCTCAAGATAACGAGCGCCAGAAATGTTACTAGAGGACGAGACCTTGACGGTCTTAAAGTCATCGACAACGTTTGGTGGAACTACGGTTATGAACGCCGGAAAGAGATCATGAAGTACCCTCATGCTGCAAGTGCCCTATCTACTCGACGTTTCATCGCACGGTAGGTAACTCCTGACGCACGGGCAAGCTCCGATACGGTAACACCCTTTAGATAAAGTTGTCCTGCGATACTTGTTAGTTCAATATTCGCGGTGAAAGAAGAGGACGACGGAGTTGTTCGAGATCGGTAGCGTCGTGCCAGCGGTGAAAGTCTTGCGATTCTCAACTGCTCGTCGTGCGGAATTCCTGGAGACCTAGGACGCTGTCTCACGGACCTTGGCTTCTTCACAGGAGGAACGGGTACGTCACCAAGTGATACGACCGTCTCCGGAAGATCCTTAACTACCCAGGAACGAATCGTTGATCTTCTGCGCGGCGGGTTAAACGCATCGGCGATGGACTGCAACGTCCACCCAGCCTCACTAAGATCCTGGACCCTTCTCCATAAACTCTCCTTTGACAGAGTGGCGATCAGGTCCTGCTCGCTCTTTGGTAGATCCGGAGTATGCATGTAGATACCGTATCATACTCTTTTGCCGATGTGTACATTTTGCGGCGATAAGATGATGTACAATTCGGATTATTTGATACCTTAAGGTTAAGTGCCTTGGACGTGAGAGACCGCCCCGTATAGGGAGAGACACTTTCCAAAACGTCTCCAACTATTTTCTAAGATAAAAAATATTTTAAGAAATCTACAATAAAAAAGACCATGTGCCTTGTGACACATGGTCCTTTATAAGTCTTAGGTTATAAGACAACGTTTACGTTTGTATCTCCTTCAAAGATCTTCCTAAAGGTGTCAGCGTCTACCTTTCCAGTAGCTGCCAAGCCTTTGTCCTTTTGGAACTTCTCAACTGACATCATGGTGAGATCTCCAAGCCATCCATCCTTGTCACCAATTACGTCCTTGTATCCTAGTTCCTCTAGGCGACGTTGTAGGTGGTGGATAGTTAATGACTTGCGCTCATAGATATTCTTGTATACACACTTGGCTAGGTATACGTCGTCTGTGTCGCCTGTACCGACAACATGTTTTACTGTAGGCTTATCTACCACGGGGATAGGCTTAACCTCAGGAACAGGTTCAGGTTTAGGTTCCTCGACGACAACAGGCTTAGGTTCCTCAACCTCTACAGGTTCAGGAGCTGGTGCCGCAGGGATGTCAATGATAACCGCAGGGGCTTCATCAACTACCGCAGGGATATTATCTGTGTCTAAGTTTTCTTGGTCCATAGGTTTATCTTACTCTAAGACTTACCCGTTGACTTAGGAAACTGCAACATGAACTCGTCGATCTTGCTCTCATGTGCCGTACCGTCGTAGGCGTTTGGACCTAGACCCCATGATCCCCAGTCCTTGCCACCCTTTGTCATGTGAAACGCGATCTGTGCGTTTGTGACAGGGTCGAAGAGCTGGTCATTAGTTTCTACGCCGAACTTATCACGACGTGCCGTACCGAGGTCTCCGATCATGTTGATCTGAAACAACCCGTATGAGTTGTCACCGGTGCCGGCGTTCTTGTTGTGGGCAACAGGACGTCCACCTGATTCCTTCTTGGTGACGGCCCAGGCAACCTTTAGTGACTTGCCCTTGAAGCCCACCGCATCGAGAAGCTCGATGAGTTGGTCGTTTGTGAGAGCCTTGGCTCCCTTATATTTAACCAGCGGGTCGGTTACTACCGTGATGGTAGGAGCCGGAGATATCGCCGGTGTTAGTGCCGAGCTTGTGTTTATATTGAACACCATAAACACGCCGATCGTTAGTGCCGTTATATAGGCCGCTGTCGACATTGCTATTCCACGTATTGTGATTTGCAACGCTAGTTCGCCTCCTTAGGTTGGGGATGGGACAACCTGGCAGTACCGCACCAGGTATCTTGCTACCACCATGCTTCTCAGGTTTGCACCTGTCCTCTACCGCTTGCATGGGGCCGGAAATAAAAAGGGATGACAATGTCAGTCCTCCGTCTCTCCGTAGCTGGGCTGTTTGCCCATTGGGTATAACTATACCATAGCAAAGGCGAAATAGGCACCCGTAGGTGCCCATTTCTCCAAATATGTTGGGTCCTAGCTCCTTAGAGCCAGCAACGCCGATGATACCGAGGCTAACCCTAGGGCTAGGACCAAGGTACCCCTCTCAGGGGAACTGAGCGCTACAAGAACGGCAAGTCCAGCGGACCCAGCCGAGATTATGGCTGGCCAGGCTAGCTCCCGCAGGACAAGCAGCAGGTTGTTCATTACTTAGCCTTTCGGGTCTTACCCTTAAGTCTATCGGAGGTATTGCGGATAGGTGTGCCTGATTCCTGTATTAGCTTACGGGCCTTGCCGTATGTAATTCCAAGCTCCTGGGCTACCTCCACCACGGACTTACCCGATGTGTACAGTGACGCGGCCTGCGTAGGTGTAGTTGTTGACACTGGTCTTCCTTTCGTAGTTTTTCATTTTCGCGCTTAAACGGCTAGGCAGGTGAACGCGCGATTAGCTCACCTGACATATTGAGCAAAGTGGTACTGCTCAAGATTTCTTTGCCTTTTCCGGCTTAGGAGGAGTTTTCCCATGCTTGTTGCATAGTACCTTTCCACCCCAGGCGGACCTAGGTTTTAGGTTGTTGTCACACTCGGTTCCGTAGTTAGCGGCATAGCACTCAAGCTTCTCTGTCTTCCTCAGGATCGAGGTAAGAGATACGAGAGCTCTCTTGGTGATACTTGTTCTAACCAGAAACCCATTCTTCTCGTGACATGAACCGCATAGATACTCGTTGCGCCGGTGGGAAGGATCCCGAACCGAGCTCGGACTATCGCACTGATCACAGTGTTGAACGAAGCGAATGTTTGCGATTAACTTCTTATAGTCGTCTGCACACATAAGCTTCTCATCGAGTTGGTAGACGAGTACGTTTGCGTCACCGCACAAGGAACAGGTGTCGTAGACGTAGCGTTGTTCGCGCTGGTTTGTGCCTAGCATGTTGGTCCTCCGTATTCGTCCTTGGGAAGAATATATTCCTTATTCCTCTTCTTGTAAATCCTCATCTTTATATTCCCTTACCTTTCCGGCAAGTTGCGGACCCCACATGCGTTCGCCAGGCTGAAGTTGTTCCTCCTTGGCCTTACGCCTGTCGTCCAGTGAAATTACGTTCTTCACTTTTTCCTTGGCTTGATAACGCCAAGTAGAGGTTCAAGCCTGATGATGTTCTTCCTGTAGCGGTAGAACTTTACAGCGGCAAGTACCGAGGCGATGGCAAGAACTAGAAATACGTTGATCTCAAGAGCAAATAGATCTCGTACGTAGATCGAAAAAAGATTTCCGTAGAGGTCCATGCTGAACAGTGCGTCCATGTTTATCTCTCCTTAGTTATTTTTGCTTGCGAACTCGGTGTTCGCAATGTCATCCATTGCCGCGGCAAGAAGCATGGCTGGGAAGAATCCCAGAACTCCCATGATAACTGCGCCAACGAACGTTAGCAGGCTTTCACCTGCAAAGAAGAACATCGCTGAGTAGATAACCCAGGCAGTGGCAACGAACTTCATTGCAACCGCGTACCTACGGTACCGATA